ACCGGTGGTGGGTTTGACACCGGGGGGACCAGGCGGGAGACCATCGCCTACGACAAGTTCCTCGACATGCTGGCCTTGTTCCACAACAACGGGAGCATCTACGATGCTACGGGCCAGATCGTGTTCCAGGGGATCATCAAGGTCACGTTCGACGGTGGGGTCTACCTCGGTTGGTTCCAGACTTTCACAGTTGGGGAGGCCGCTGAGAAGCCCTACCAGTTCGACCTGACAGCGGAGTTCACGGTGGCTCACGAAGTCCTTCGCATCCGCACGAATAGCGCTCCCTCGGGTTCCATCGGGAACTTCACCCAGCCCTCGGCCAACGTCGCGGACGGGATCGGTCAGATCGGTCAGGCTTGGAGTGATCTCGGCAAGGTCAAGGCCAAGAATGACGTTGGTGGAGGAGGAAACTGATGGCTGTCTGGGGCAAAGTTCAGGCGGGCTCCGCTTCCCGGTTCTCTACCAAGGGTGTTCCTCCTGAGGGCTCGGGTTACCAGCCCGATGTCACCACGGCTCAGTTGGAGTCCCCGCCATCACCAGGGGCCTACAACGGGTTGCGACAGGGGCCAGACTTCGGGTTGGAGTATGAGGCCAACCAGACGCCAGCCATCGACGGTAGCAAGGATCTGCTGCGGACGCTGAGCCCCTTCATGATTCAGGTGGAGCCCCCGCTCATCATGGCAGGGTCTCCCGAGGTCTATGGGGGCAAGAAGGACTACGCGGGGATGTTCGATGGGGGACACAGCGGTGCCCCCAAGGCCTTCAACGCAGCACGCAACCGTATCAAGATGGACATCCCCGCAGGGTCCCAGCTCTCGAATGCGGGCTCTGTGGACAGCTACATCAGCAACGGGTTCATGCACAGGGCACCGGGTGGGGGACAAACGGGCACGGTCTCTGTAGACCGGGGAGACCTGGGACCAACGAGGATCGGCACCCCTGCTCTGGCGGATGTCCAGACTGCGGTGGACATCACGATGCAGCTTCGGTCGCTCGTGAACACCCCGCCGCTCATTCTGCTGATCAACCCACAGTCCCTCGCGATGAGCTACACGAAGATTCAGCAATTCAGTGACCGCACCCGCTACGGCTTTGTGTTCCAGGCCTGGGGAGAGGAGCAGCCTCGTCTGACTGTGTCGGCCAAGTGCGGGGCATTTATGTCGGGAGGGCGTGGCGTCCAGTTTGCTAGCCGGAGGGATTCCGCTGCTTGGCAGAATTTCCAGACGGCGTACCAGTTCTATCGGCACAATGGCTACATCTACGACACCGTGGGCAAGTCGAACGCTATGCACATGGTGGGAGCCCTGAGCATCCACTACGACGGTTGGGTCTACTACGGGAACATGGAGTCTTTCACCTACACCCTGGATGAGGGTACTCAGAATGGTGGTGTGACCTTCGATTTGGAGTTCACCGTCAACGCGATGGTGGACACCAGCAAGCAGTCCATGGTCGTTTCCCCAATGCGCTCTCCCGTTCCTTCAGCGTCAGATCCTCGTTATCACGGGAGAGAGAACCGGTCCCTTCCGAGCACGGGGGATGTCTCGGTCGGTGGGCCGGATGGTCAGACCATCCCCATTGGGGTTGTGGCGGGTCTAGTGTCCACGAAATCCACAGGGGGTTTTGTGGTGGCAACCGAAACGGCTGCTCTGTCTGCTGACCCCACCCAACGCACCCTGTCCCCATTCCGGTTTGGGAGGTAGTCCGTGGGCATCGAATCCCGTCCCTATGTTGGCACCTGGCAGCTCAATGGTCGTGAGCTGGTTCAGCACACGCCGGACGCCCTGGTGTACCTCAACGGGGACACGGCGCTGCCCGGCTGCTCGAAGTGCAGTGGCAAGATCGACATTCAGAAGTTCCTCACCGAGGTCTCCGTGGACGCTGGTACGGAACCAGGCGGAGCCTCAGCAACATTCTCCCTGTCCATCCCTCTGCACCACACGGATTCTTTCGCTCGGGATGCCAAGTTCCTGCTCCGACCAGGGCTGGAAGTCCACGTCTACATGCGGGGTTATTTCCCCGTGGCCGGTCTCTACAAGCACCTGGCTGAGCCCAAAGTGGTCAACGAGATTGTTGGCTCTACGCTGTCTCCCAGCCAGGCCAGTTTTGGGACAGACCCCCTTCTGGTCAAGCCAATCCCCCCTACGATTGAGCGTCTTTTTGATGGGTTGACGTTTGAGGGTCAGCCCTTGTCCGCTTCGCAGCGGGCGAACATTGAGATCATCTACAAGACCATGACGGATGCAGGATTTCCGGCGTCCTTCGCGTTGGCGGCCGTCAACCAAGCTCGGTTCGAGAGCAACTGGACGGCGACGGCTGAATCCAAGCCATCGGACCAGACTGGGTCAATCGGTGGGGCGACGGGCCTGTTCCAGTTGTCTTGCCCGGATGGTCTGGGTTGCCCTGTGGACTATTTCATGGGTGGCCGGGCTGCGGGCACAACTCAGTTGGCTACGGACTTTCCCGAGAAATACTATGACGGTCAGGATCCCGTCATCTGTTCTGCACGGGTTGCCAGTGCAGCGGCTGTGATCACCCGGAGAAGGAAGACCAATTTCCGTGACACCAGGATCTCCCCCAAGGAGATGTACTCGCAGTTCTACTTGTCGGCCCTGGGTAACTCGAAAGGGACTAACCTGGAGTACCGCACTGCCGTGGGCAAGGAGCTGTTCGGGGACTCCTGGACGAACAAGGGGTTCAGCGCCCAGATCGCCAAGGAGGTGAAAGCTCAGGTGGCTGTCGTCGAGGTAGAGGCCACCCCGGGCCTCATCCCGGCCAACGTCAACGCGGCCGATGTCGCGCAGACCGGTCCCTCCCTACTGGGTGAGATGGGGCTCGCAGGGCTCGGTATCGAGAACACCCTGGCCTACCCATACTACCATGTCTTCCACGGCATCGTGACGGAGGTGACTCACAGCTACTCCGGTGGGGTGAACACCGTCTCGGTCAACTGCTCGTCGATGCTGCACTTCTGGGCGTACCAGAACATGAGCACCAACGCCTCGGTGTTCGGTGCTCGACCGACCAACAGCAAGCTCAAGATGAGCTTGGTGGGTCACAACTTCACCGGGATGCACCCCTACGCCATCATGTACACCCTGTTCCACGACATGGTCGGGGCGGCAGGCGGTGTGGGTTGGGCACTGGCCAGCAAGAGTAACCAAACCTCGGTGAGCGAGGTCGGGGGTGAGTCCCTGTTCTCCCTGAACATCCGGTACTGGGAGCGGAGGTTTGCAAACAACCACACCCGGTTGCGGATGCACGGGGCCACGGGGGACCTGTTCTCGACGATGACAGCAGCTTGGCTGAGCAGGACCTCCTCGGCGAACATCATGAGGTTGATGCGCAGTCGGTACAACGACCCGAAGGAGTCCGTGGCCCTGCCGATCACCAACGAGGCCGAGTCCGTGGGGTTCTTCAATGCGTCCATCCGCAAGGCGAAGGAGGCGGCCAAGAAGGCCAAGGACGAGCTGACGTACAAGAAGCTCTCGGCCGACCAGAAGCAGGCAGGAGATGCTACGTCCTTTGGAGATCGTAGCAAGGGGGATGGGAAGACCAACACCCCGAAGTTCGAGATCAACATCGTCGAGATGCAGGCATTCGTCTCGAACATTGGGAACTGGGGCCAGGTCAACCTGTTCGAGTCCTCTTACGAGACCAAGATGGAAGTGGCCGAGAAGGTGATGGGCATCACCGGGTTCGAGTTCTATCAGGATGTCGATGGCGACTTCGTCTTTAAGCCGCCGATGTGGAATCTGGACACCAGCAAGAGCCGAGTCTACCGCATCGAAGACATTGACATCATTAACATTTCGTTCATCGAGAAGGAGCCTGCCGTCACCTACATGACCTGCAAGGGGAGCCAGATCAAGAACATCGGAGGTACTGGCCTGGAAAACGAGTGGGGTGTGAAGGGCCAGTTCATCGACTACAGGCTGGTGGCTCAGTACGGTTGGCGGGCTGGCTCTCTTGAGACAGCCTATTTCAACGACTCTAAGTCGATGTTCTTTGCGGCTGTCAACCGCATGGATGTGATGAACATTGCCGTTAAGACGGCATCCCTGACCATTCCTGTCCGACCCGAGTTGCGGCCTGGTTTCCCCGTCTACATCCCCTACCTCGATGCGTTCTACTACTGCAACAGCTTTGCACATTCACACGCAGTTGGTGGCCAGTGCACGACGAGCCTTCAGCTCGTGGGGAAGCGGGCGAAGTTCTATGCCCCTGGTCATCCGGCGAGTCGGATGGGCAATGGGGTCTCCAACGGGATCGATGACATTGATTTGGGCAACACCATCCTGCCCGAACGCCCCTTGCGGGTCATCGACCAGGAGAACCATCCCCGGCTGAGTGGGTTCCCTAACGTGGTGATGGCTCTGGATCCCACCGAGATCAACCCTCTGTTCTTCGTGGTGGGTAGTGACCTGGAAGATCTGAGTGACCTTCGTGTCATCCGCTACATCCTCAAGATCGGGGAGACGCTGGGGTTGGTGCATAAGGAGGACACCGGGGATGGTGACACCTCGGTCTATGTCTTCAAGACTCAGTTCAACACGGGTGGGGATACCTCCCAGGAACTCAAGGTGCTGTTCTACTTCCAGATGGATGATTTCAAGGGCGTGGCGACTAAACCCAAGGACCTGATTGACCCGTTCCTCAAGGCGAACGACATCCCCCTGGATCGGGCATTCAATATCGTCGAGGAGGCCCGTAACTACGACAGGCTCCTCAGCCAGAGCGCGGACGCTCGGAAGGCTTCTGAGCGAACGTTGCAGGACTTGCAGGGGCAGATTCTCCAGTTGCAGTCACACCGGTCCGAACTGGCCTACGGGCCAAACAGGGAGAAGCCCGATTTTATCACGCAAATCGAGAAGCTGACTGCACAGATTGCAGTTTTGGAGGCCGCCGCCGATGACATGGCAGCGACGATCAACAGCAAACGGTTGACTCTGGAGGAGGAGTGGAAGGACCCCGCTGATGGTAAGCAGCAGGGTGTCGCTTTCTTGCTCAACATGCTCAACCAGGTGGGTGCCAAGTACCGGACGAGCGCCAGTTTTTCGGGTCGGGGTGACCTGAGCAGCACGATCAACCTGCTGGACATGCTCTCCGACAAGAAGGCCATCTTCTCCGATGGCAGCCAGCCTGGTAGCTACCGCTACTACTCCGCTTCGCACCCGAAGGAGGAGCACCAGGGTCCGAAGGTGGTGGAGTACGACACGAGCAGCAAGACCTTGGTGGTGGACGGACCCCCTGCGGACCTGGATGGCACGGCTCCTGAGATCCTGATGTACGCCAAGGACCCTTCTTCGGATGACCCGAATGCAATGAAGGTGGAAGCCAAGCTCGTCAAGGGCAAGCCCGTGAAGGGCATCCGAGTGCTCAACAGCAACTCAGAGTTCCCGATGGGTCAGTCGATGGCGACCAGTGACATCTTGGAGTTGATGTTCAGTGTCCAGCCGGTGACCATCGTCAAGCAGACCGTGAACAATGCCCCCACCACCAACGTGGGAACCATGGGTAAGGCGGTGCGTTCCAAGGTGAGCAGCTTGTTCATTTTGGCTAGCCCGTCCCCCGATGGCTCAATCTCAGGCCATTTTGGGCCTGAGTGGACACGTTTTGCGGGGCAAATCAATAACGCCGTCAACCAGATGGCTGTGCAGGCCTCCAACCAACTGAATGGTAAGCCCATCACCTTTGGTTCAATGCGGGCTTTCCCCACCTCTGTGACGATCTACAAGACCCAGGTCCCAACGACCGTAGCCTTCGGCTCACTCAACTATGGGGGGAAAACCGGCGGGATCGATTTGGGGGCTGGGGCATCAACGGCAACGCTCGCTGGGGTGGCCGCCACGGTCTCCGAGGTCCTCTCCCTGAGTTTCAACAATGGGATGGACTCTCTTCGTCGAACATCCCTACAAACCTACGAAGCGGCAGGCGGGAAACCAGAGGATTGGGGGCCTGTGCAGGATGTGCTCGATTCGCAGATCAGTAGCCTTTTTGGCGTAGCAGTGGCAGCCAGCAACACCGTCAAGAAGATCGTCCGGCACACAGCACGGGACACGAGTTTCAGTCCCGTGTTCCCGGTGTCTGATGCACAGGGCTACGAGGTCATCGGGAATTATCGCTACGGGCGTGGGGTGAGCATCGAACCTGATGGGGTCTTCGACCAGATCCACAAGTTGGACATCTTCAGTATGCTCGACAAGACCCTGGTGGAGATGATCCTCCAGTTCTTCGTGCAGAACAAGGGCAAGGGCGCGATCAAGGTCCCAGGCTACAAGACCCAGACGGTGGCAGGGGTGAAGAAGACGGGGCCAGTCGCGGAAACCGTGACACTCCAGGGTCCCGCAGCAGCCAAGTATCTGAACGAGGAGTTGCTTTCACAACTCCGAGGGCGTGGCCTCACCGACAAGCAGATCCTCGACTACGGGTTCTTGCTCAATGGCGACGGGGACGTGAGCCAGCTCCATTTCTCGTTGGCCAACATCTTCGCCGACAAGACTCTGGATGGGATCCAGAAGATCCCGGTCATCAATGCGGCCTACTCCCTCGCCGACATGAACCTCCAGCAGGCGGGTCACGTTTGCGACTGCAAGGCGGCAGAGGCCGACATCCACCTCATGGCCTTCGGGCAAGAGGATTTCCTCCAGTTCTCACAGACCGGTTCTCCTCAGCACGAGGGGTTGGGTGAGGACCCTGCATCCGCAGGGACCCGATGGGTGGCCCACACGGCTGCACAGGCCGCTTCCGGGTGGCAGCAACAGCAGCAGGCTCTTCG